AGACAATGCATCAGGTAAAAGATATTTGATGGCCATAGCGCATGTGCTTGAGAAACACATTCGATCACCATGACCGGTAGCACTATCTGTTTGGGGGTAATACTGCCGAACAGGCAACATTACCATTGTTGTTATTTGAGAGAGTCTTTGACTTGTCTAATTTTATCGTCTTCTTTGCGGACCAGCTTCAGGTATGAAACAACCGAAAGAACAACTTGAATAATACTATTCTCTTTTAGTTTGCTTGCTGCCAGAGCTTCTGAGCCAAGAAACAAGCCAAAAAAGGCAAGAGCCTCATAGGAGAGACTCACGCCAAGAATGGTAAGCATTGTAGTTACCTAAATGAGTTATTGATGATTACCAGGGGCAGCCCGCCGCTTTGGTAGGGTTACGTTGTTCATCCAACTGGCTCTGAAGAGCGGCTTCAACTTCAGCTACTTTCTCCTCACCCAGTTGGTCTTTGACCCACTGAACGCAGACTTCAGGAGTCAGCTGAGAATAAGGAATCATTTCGTCTTCGGGTCGCGCCAGACCAATCGAGCCGTAAGCACCAGAGGAATAGGTGTCATCTTTGGCATCTACAGTATAGTGGCATACGTAAACGTAACCGTCAATTACCTCACGTTCGAGGTTTGAAATATTCCAAGTAAAGGTAGTAGACATAACTAATGTGAGTGTTTAGGTGAAAAAAAAAGGCACCCCATGTAAGGAGTGCCTATGAAAAAGGTGGTAGTGAAGGGGACTAATCAGCACGCCATCAGTACACAAGGCACGCAGTAGCTGCCGTCCTCGTAGGTGCAGCTCACGTTGGTACTGGTGACCTTGGCAATGGTCTTGCTGCGGATAATGTCATCGTCTTGAGGCTTGGCGGTTCCATCACCAGCGGACATCAGCAGATCGCCGCGCTCGACGGTTACACCTTCGGCAATGCGGATGATGAAGTCACCCGTCATCGCGCAGTAGAAGTCGTTCGTGTAGGTGTCGTCATCGTCGTCCCACGCCTGGAACACACCGGACACGTTCTTGTCACCTTCAACGTCGCTCACCTTCATCCGGTTGAGCTGTTCGTTTTCCTCGTCGTCCCATTCGCACATCTCGTTGATGTTGGAGAGAACGGAACCACGCAGGATTTCTTCGCGTTCAGCACCGGAAGGGAGTTGAGACCAGCGACTTAGGTGAGCGCCGTTGTAGGAGACAGTGGTGCCGGAAACCGAAATTGAACCTTCAAAAGTATTATCCTGGAAAAAACGTATAAGATTGCCGTCATTTGTGTTGCGGTTAATGTTCATGCACTCGGAACCGCTGACTGTTACATCTGTTTGACCAGTAGAACTTATTTGAAATCCAGCAACATTTAGGTCTGATGCTATTTTTCCTACAAGCACTCCGCCATTATTTGTAATCCTCATCCGCTCCGTCGGGGAACTCGCCCCGTCGGCGGTAGTCGAGAACTCTAGTCTTGTTGGCTGAGAAGACCCTGCAGTCCATGTTCCGCCATCTCGTCTTGCGACAATTCGTGCTGCGCTCGAATGGTTTGCAGCACTGAAGCTATAATCACCCAATGCGGCACCATCTGTAGGCGCTGACTCGCTATTGGCTACAAGTATTGCCGGCGTAGGACCTCCATCAGCCCCGCCTGAAACAATCAGCTTTGGTAGTGAGCTAGACGTAGAAGACGTGCCAACTAACAGGCGTCCCGAACTATCAAGGCGAGCTTTTTCATTCGCTCCAATACCAAAAACTAGATTGCTGGTTGCTCTTAAACCAAAATCAGACGAAGAGTTGCCGAACATCCAATTAGCATCACCAACATATCCAATATTTGCAGCACTTTTCAAGAAGTTAATGTAAGTATTGCTTGTGCCGTCTATTCCAATATTTGCTGTCGCAGCCGCAATATCTAGCTTATTGTTAGGGCTCGCAGTGCCAATCCCTACATTGCCTCCAGATTGAACCACCATTTTGGTGGATCCATTTGGTTGAATATAAAAGCTGCCATCTGTGTATAGTTCCGTGTATCCACTATTGCCAGTAAGTCTTAATTGAGCATTGCCAGCAGTGTCTTGTACATGCAGGCGAGTGCTAGGGCTCGAAACCCCTATGCCTAGACGCCCTGAGGAGTCAATCACGAGACTGTTGACTGGTGCGCTGCCGTTAAAACTAACGGCTTGGGTGGAGCCTGCGGTGCCACCACCCGTGAAATTAACGGTGCCGGTGCTGCCAATAAATACTCGCCCAGACCCACCAGTGCTGATGGCTAATTGGTCTGCTCCGGGTGAAAAAATGCCGGTGTTGGTGTCGCCAGTAAACTTAAGGCTTGGGGTGCCTTGAGAACCAAGGGCCAGGGCAGAGTTGCTGCCGTCTTCCCGCAGCAGGGGGTTACCACCAGCAGTAGAGCCGTCGTGGACGACAGCAGTTTTTTTAGTTGTGTCAACGGTGACTTCTTTGGAAACACCGGTAAAAGAAGCGTGCTGAGCAGTTGTGCCACCACGCAGTTGAAGTTGATCAGGCATGATTAAAGATTACCAAAATTGTAAGAACTAGAACCAGTCGCAAGAGCTACCCGCTTAGCAGGTACATTCTCGCCAGGAAATACTGCACCAGTGATTGCTAGATCACCAAGATCAATTAGATTAGAACCGACCGCACCTGTGTAAATAGTATTGAAATTACCAGTAAGCGGAACAAATTCTGTAAATTGATTTTCTGCAAGAGACTGCCAGCTGCTGCCATTAAAGACACGCCACTGACTGGAAACACTATTAAAGTAGTTGTCTCCTGTATTAACTGGATTGCCAAACGTATCAACGCTTGGATCCGAAGACAAGCTTCCAAGGTAAAGACCAAGGAAGTTATTCAGATAATTTGAAGCATTGATAACATTGGCAATGTTAGTTCCAACAGTATTGACGTTTGCAATACTGCCTGCAACTGTATTAACATTCGCAATGGATCCTGCTGCTGTATTAACATTTGCAATGGATCCAGCAACGGTATTGATATTTGCGCTATTGCCAGCTACCGAAGTTACATTGGCATTAATGCCCGCAACGGTGTTGATATTGGCAATGTTGGTTGCGTTGGTATTTACGTTGGCAATAGACCCAGCAACAGTGGTTACGTTTGCGTCATTTGTAGCAACCGTGTTGACATTGGCGATGTTGTTTCCAACGTTATTGACATTGGCGATGTTCGTTGCAACCGTATCAATTTCACTGACCGGTTCATTCAGGTCAGCAGCAACGGTTTGAATGTCACTGATGTTTGTGGCTACTGTATTGACATTGGTAATCGCATTACCAACGGTATTCACATTAGCAATGTTAGTTGCAACGGTATCAATCTCGCTGACTGGCTCGTTCAGATCATTAGCAACCGTTTGAATGTCGCTGATGTTAGACGCAACAGTCGTTACGTTTGAACTAATACCAGCAACAGTGGTTACATTAGAACTGATACCAGCAACCGTCGTTACATTACCGGCAATACCAGCAACCGTGGTCACCTCAGTGGCCTTAGGAACCAAACGGTGGAAGGTATACGTGTGAAGCGTACTGGTGGTCTCTACAAGGACACCAAAGCCCGCTGCAAGCACCGTAGAACCACAACCGTTAATCGTTACCGTATTACCACCAGCACCACTAGCAATGGTCACCGTACCCGACACCGGAGTGCGAGTCGTGGTCATTTCTTTGATACTGACAATAGTACCAGCACCATCCGGGTTGTTGATGTCCGGGTTGGTGACGGGAAAGCTGGTTTCGTTGGCAATCGGTACAAAACCGCCAACGTCATCCACCAAGTCGATGATCCTGGCGTCGATGGCGGCAGTCGTTGCAATGAAACTGTCGCTTCCACTCCACGCCATCCCGCTGTTAATGGTCTCAGTGCTGTCCTGGCGGAAGTACCGCAGGTCAGAGGCAGAGGTGGTGTAGAAGCTGGTGTCGTTAGGAGAGACGCCAGCTACCTCAGCGTTGGTGACGACCGTAGCGCCAGTCAGTTTGCTTGAATCAACCGTACCTGCAGTGAGCTTGGCACCATCAATACCGCTTGCTACCTTCGCATCAGTAACAGCACCATCAGCAAGCTTACCGGTGGTTACATTAAGGTCAGCAATCTTGGCAGTGGTTACGTTCTGATCAGCAATCTTTGCTGTGGTGATATTAGCATCAAGGATCTTGGTAGTAATGACAGCATCATTAGCTAGATCATTTGATACAATCGTTCCATCAGCAATCTTAGCAGACGTAACCGAACCATCAGCCAGTTTGGCCGTAGTTACGTTGGCATCAGCAATCTTAGTGGTGGTTACATTGCTATCAGCAATCTTTGCAGTAGTAACATTACTGTCAGCAATCATGGCCGTAGCCACACTGCCAACATCACCCGTGCTGACTAGAGTTCCAGAACTGTTGGGGAGGTTAAGGGTACGATCAGCCGTAGGGTCACCACCAAGTAAGGTGGTTTCATTGGCATCATTAGTCGTACCCTCAAAGATAATACCTTTACCAGCAGCAAACTCAAGGTTGCCAGTCATTGTACCGCCAGTAGAGTCTACGCGACGGTCAATGGTTTCTTGAGTGCTGTAAAGGATTTGACTGAAATTATCGTTTAGATCCTGAGCACGAATCGAGGAACCAGCAAAGAAGGTTGCCTGAAGGGCATCAACGTCAGTTTCCCGATAAATACGAATAGCCGCCCCATTGGTCGGAGCGGTATTAAACTGAATAGTGGTAGCGTTGGCAAGAGTGTATGCAGTTGTTAGGGTTCCGTTAATCGTTGCTTTGATTTCGGAACTATCAAGGTATGGGAAAGCAAACGAGTAAAGGACTGTTGATCCGTTACCCGTATAATTATTTTCTGTGATTGCCATTTAATGGTTACCACGAAGGGGTATAGTTAAAGGCCACCAAACTCGGTAAGTTCTTCCAACTCAGGGTTGGGTCCAAACTCACCTTGAAGAGCACGGATGTCCCTGTCTCTGCTTTGTGCAACAAGCAAACGATAGGAACCACTCTCTTCATAAAGCTTGCGGAGTGCGGGTTTCTTAAATTGATTGACGATCTTGCCAATCGCTTTAACGTGTGGAGCGGCTACTTCTTCATCCCCAATAATGGTTTCAGTATTGATGGGTCGTCCCGCATAGGCCTTGGCCATAGCCTGCCATTCAGGAGATTTCATTACCTTTTCAAGTTTGTTACGAAGACCAGACTCAGCAAGAATCTGAGCAAGACGTTCGCGGTGTTCTGGTTCCAGTTGAACTGAATCAGTACCAGTCTTGAGGATGGTGTTGATTGGATACCCAATCTTGGTCAGTTGTTGAACAACGTAATCCTTCTCCACATCATAGACACGGATCGGACTTACAGCATTGAAGATACCACCACCAGTGCTGTAGCTCTTCTTACCAGTAATTGGGCTGGTTACAGTGGCTAGATCACGGCCAAACCCGGGGGCAGCAGCAACAAGCATACGATCCAACTCTCCACGGGTTTCCTTGAGGTAAGGATCCAAAGAGTTAGCAAATGCTCGACGTACACCCGAATAAGGAAGGATGGTGTTGGCTGAATTAAGTACAAAGGCCATACCGCTTGGATCACTCAATGCTTTTGGATTAAGCATTTCACCGAGGGTACTGATACCGGCAAGAAAACTCTTTTCGGTATAAGCTGCCATGATGGAGTATTGAAGTTGTCGCATTACGTTACTAGCAGCATCTGCCCCACCAATCTTCACAAGCCTCATTGCATCAGCAACAATGCTTAGCATCGAGTTAATTGGTTCAAAAGATGCATAGGAAACCCACTTATCACCAACCTTAATGGACATAGCAGGACGACCCTCGGATCGCCACGCCTTACGTTCATTAGGATCGTGTGGAAGGTTACCGGTTACTTCTGTAGTAAGTCCAAGCATAAGCATGGTACCAACAAGAAGCGCACCAGTGGCCTCACGGCCTTCCATTTCTGCTACAAGCAGATCATCACCATTCTTGAGGGCAGCCTGGTAGGTTTCATTGAACTGACGCATTGCCCGACTAACAACAGGCATATGCTCCAGACCATAACCAATCAGGTTAGCAGGAGTCCGTACAAAGGGAATGAACAGACGACCAAGACCCATAGGCATTTGGTCCACCATGTTGGCGATACTGTTCATAAAGGAACCTGGATCATTTTGGAAGGTAACCCGTTCCGCATAATCAAGGAGATCCTTGTCTAAGATGCGACCAGTCTGTGGATCAATACCCTTAGAAAACCCTTCAATGTATTTGTTGAAAAGGGTATCCACATCCGCCTCATCAGCAGAGTGGGCCATTGCTTCATACATTGCCTTACTGTGCATCCGATAGCGCGCAGACATTCCTTTAAAGAAGTCATCGCTTGCCATCAAGGCACGGCTAGGCCAGGATAGCCAGGGGTTATTAAGAACCTTATAGGTGTTATAAAGCATCCCTGCGGCTACTTTCTCACCATCGGTGCGGGCCGCCAGATTCATCTGTTCGAGGATGGCTCTGGTTTCAAAGTCTTCAACCACAAACTTCTGGCTGAAGTTAACCGAGTCACCTGTCTTTAGGGTAATCAGGGCTGTTTGCCAAGCATCGTTGATGCCATTAAACATACCATGAATACCTGCCACAGCAGAATCACGCAGAGCCTTATCGTTCGTTATAGAACCACGAAGATACGTGGAGAATGGACGTTCAATTAGCGAGTAGGTGTTACCAAAAAGGTTACGCAGGTGAGTAATAGGACCAGACAGCATTGACTGGTACATGCTCGTGGTAAGTGCCTTAGCACCTTGACGAACAGCAACAGCACCGAATCTTACTGTTTTGGATGGATCACCACCAGCAAGGACCATAGCCCTCACCAGACGATCTACCTCATCCTGAGCACTTGGATCATTGCTGCGTTGGAGCTGCTTAACCTTAAGGGCCCATTCGCGGATCTGTCCACGAGTCAATTCGTTATCAGCGGCTTCTGCCGCATCATCATAGACTTCTGCGTTGAACTTAAAGATGTTCAGCGTAGAACCAGTCTTTTGTGCGGTGTATTTATGAAGGTCAAGAAGTGTAACAAGACGATCCACTACCCGATCAAACATATTACCATCAAACTCACCTGCTTCACGAAGAGCAGCAGCGTTGGTGGCAATCTCATTGATTTGAAGGGCAGTATCACGAACCAGAGCCTTGGTAACCAGAATACCCTTTTTGGAAAGAACCTTTCCGGTGATGTTTTCTGGATCAATAAGTTCAGCTTGCTTCATCATGTCAACAAGCTTCTCATTGGTGGTTTCCCCATCAATGGCTGCTCGGAAGTTCTGAAGCTCTTCAGCAGCAGACTTAACCACAGCATTCACGGAGGTACGTGCTGCTGCGGCTGCCTGTTGAAGGTCGGCTCGCTTGGAAATGTTACGAATCAGCTCTTCTGCATCACCCTTAATGCTGGATATGCGGAACTGAGCATCCGTCATCATGTGGGTAGCACCACGTACCGTACCAAGGGGAACATCAAAGTTAACCGCCTTAGCACCCGCCTGATTAAAGGATGCGTGTTGTTGGGCAATGGCCTTTGTAGGGTCACCTTCCTTAACAACTGCCGCTGCTTCTTGAGCAACATAGTCACGGGCATCATCTGGATAATAACCACGACTAATGGCTTCATCCAGCTCCTCAATATTTCGAGTAACGATGTCCTTTGTTTGACTCAAAGCAACATACTTTGGATCAGTCTCAGAGACACCAGCAGCCCGCATAGCATCGAGCTGTTGGCCGTATTGAACTTCAAGATCAGTCAGTTCTTCCAGTTCGGTTTGATGAGCATCACCCCACCGTTGGGTTTCCTTTTCAACTGCCTTGACGTGTTCCTTTTCAATCTCCTTGGCTTTTACTTCGGTTGCCTTAAGACCTTCCTGTACCGCCTCCTCCTTCGTAGCACCCGCTTTAAGGGCCTTCTGAGCGGCCCTACGGCCCACAGCCATAAATACTAGGCCATCAGCCACAGCGCCGAATACAGAGCCTTCTAGGGTGCCCTTAAGCTTGGCTTCGAAGACGTTATCATCTTCCTCAGAAGCAAGGGCAAGAAGGAATGAATCCTTAAAGGCACTATCCTCGGGAATCATGTCCTTAACCATCCGAGAGAAGTTTCCGTCCTCTTTTGTGGTTAACATGAAGTCAGCCACAGCACCAGGCACAACACCAGATGCAATAGCACCCTTGAGTCCCTTTCCTTTGGTACCAAGACCAACAAGACCCTTTGGTAAGTATTTGGCTGCCTGACGGGTAATAACAATCAGGTTAGCCAGCTTAGCAGCAGTCTGTCCGACTTGAGTTTTGGGTTTCTGGAGACCAAAGGAATAAGCAGCCGCCGTATAACGATCACTAAATGGATCCTCGGTTGGCTTTACTTTACCACCGGTAAGGTTAATGGCCCCAGCCTTCAGGATGTCCCCCGTCATGTCTAGGGTATTAAGCGTGCCCTCAATGGCACCAACCCCAACATCAGCAGCAACTCGAATAGCTTCTGCGCCAAACCCAGTGTCTTTCTGTATCTGAGTATTAGCGCGTTGAAAGGTAGCCTGATCTTGTTCTTTTTTCTGACGGTATGCCTCTTGGGTTTGGGTTCCAAGAACAGCATCAATAGTACCAGTAATGGCCTCACCGGCATCAAAGCCGCCAATAGCCTGTTGAATACCAGCCAATGGATTCACAGTAGCTGGGCCCGTCTGTCCCTCTCTCTGTGCTTTTTTCTTGGCTTCTTCTTGTTGAACTTCTTGAAACTTTTCTTGTTCCTTGTCGTACTGATTACTTGTGTAATACGGATCAGTTTGACCAGGACCAACTGGACCTGTAAGTTGAGACATAGTGATTCCCCGCAGGGACAAAAGGTTTACCAACGGGAAACGGGGGTAAGCGCACCTACCCCTATCTGTCTACTTAAAGACCTCCCGCTCGCTTCAGCTGAGCATATGCCCGCCGAGCTTCATTCATATACTGAAGGTAACGCCTATCATTATAGGCACCCCAGGCAGATAGACCACTTCCCTTAAGGATGTCAGCCATCACCCGAGCATTGGTTTCTGGATCTTTTAGATCGTTGTCTGATTTAAGACCATACTTAGCCCTACGACTAGGACCAAGATCATCAATCATATTGATTTGCCACAGGCCATAGGAGTTATCACCCGTGGATCGGTTATCATTGCGAACACCAGCATTACCAGAAGATTCCGCCATTCCAATAGCAGCCATCAAGATAGCACGCTCAGGAGGCAGACCCTGTTGAAGACCAAGTTTCAAATAATCCGTCATGGTAACTTGTACTCCAGGCTGCAAACCGCCCGTAGCTGGAACACCTGTTTCTTGCATCCGAATGGCCCGTTGTTCTGCTTGAGCAATACGCTGAAGCTGAAGCATTTGGGTCATGTAATCTGGAGCAGTGGCAAGACGCTGAACAGCACGAGGGGCAAGACGCTGAAGACGCATCATTTCCTGGGCTTGGGGGCTGTTTTCAATAACAGCAGAGTCCAGGCCGTGGTGTTGGGCTTGATGGGTAAGCGCACCAACAATACCTAATGGATTGGTAGCCGCAAGGGTTTGCATCCGTGCGGTAGGAGGCTGTCCATTCTGAAAGCGTTGGATGTTATCCTCTACTTCAGGCTTGGGTAGGGCAGAGTTACCAGACCGTAGGTTCCGCAGTTGAATGGTTCGTGGATCAAATCCACCAACATCAGGCACATACCCACGCAACGTGCTCTTGATTTTATCAGGAGTGATGGCAGGGTTCCTGCTGATTTGACGAGTCTTCCAAGACTTGGTTTCTTTGTCATATTGGAAGTAACGACCAATAGCACGCGGAAGCTGGTTTTCAATCAACTGGTTAATGTCTTCATCATTAAGCTGATTTCCTTTACGCCGTTCTGCATCATAGACCTTATAAATACTATCAGCCAGATCGTTAATGGTCTGATTGACGTGTTGGGTATGCTGAAGAGGCTGGCCAAAGGGGTTCAGGCTAATGGCACCTTCGTTTTTAAGCTTGGAAGTAACAGCTTCCTTAAACGAAGAACCAAACTGCTTCATGAAGTCCCCACGATCCGAAGAGGTGGAGTACTGCTTAAGCTCTTCCGCCATATTAGCGGTGAGTCGTCCAGCCTGGAAGTCTCGTTGAATCTGTTCTGCGCTGGGACGTTTACCCTGATCAATACCAGCACGGTACTGACGATAAAGGGTATAGTCAACGTTAGCAGGTTCAGCAAGAAGAGAAGCCCTTGATTGAAGAGCAGATGTACTACCCTTATCGGCAAGGATACCAAGCGTTTGGATGGTTTGTTGGCGAAGTGCCTTGAGTTGTTGCGGAGGAAGGTTAACGTCCTGCCGTGCCTTTTCAAGAAGCATTACCGCCTGTTCTGCCTGCTTATTAAGCTGGGCTTCCTGGCGTTGTTGAAGGGCAACAGCTCGATCAGAGATAGCATCAGCCGCTTGGTTAAACTCCTTGGCATAGGCCAGGCCAAGCTTAATGCTGTTTGGTTGATCTTTGATCTTAGGAACGTTAGACAGCCTTAGCAGCAGCTGATCAGCCAAATCTTTGGGCAGACTCTTAATGGATTCAAGAGCCAGCTCCACGGCACGATCAGAGGCCGCACCACGGCTCAAACCACCATCAGTTTGATACAGTTCCACAAGATACTGGAAGTCCGTAGACATGGTTTCCGTGGTACCCTGGGGGTTGCTGAAGCTGGAGTTAACCTGACTATCCAGATCAGAAATCGCCGTCTCCCTACGCTTCCTGGTTTGTTCGGAAAGATGATTGGAAGCAACTTGACCTTTAACGGCTTGAAGCGTTGGGGCTAGGTGTTCAACCAACACGAGAGGGTTAATGGCTGCCAACCTGTTTTGCTTTACAAATTCCTGCTGGGCAACATTCATTACGGCTGCCAGTTCCGTCTGACCCATAGCCTGCCCAGGAGCAATCACACGACCATCAGGAAGGGGAATGATTGGATCAGTACGATCCATAAACTCAATAAAAAATGCCTGAGCATTGCTGGCTGCCTGTTTAGCAGTACCTACTGCCTGACCGTAAGCCCTCCACCCACTGATTGCTTTGCTGCGTGTGCGGAACTCAGTAGCAATACCAAGCTGTCCATCATTTTCGAGGAAGTTGGCAGTCTGGGTATCAGCATCAGCAGCACGACGAAGGATGTCGGTTTCCTTCTGATAACTATCTACAATCTCAGTAGGAAGTTCCGCAGTTCCATTAAGAACCTCAGAAAGACCAAGATTGTATTCTTGTTCGTTTTTCTTCTGTTGGGTATCTTGAAGGAACTTACCAAGCGTCGAACTAAAACCAGCAAGGGTCTCAAGGTCAGATGCTTGATTGCGAGCAAACTGTTGCCCAATACGTTCTAGTTGATTGGTTACCTGTTCACCCTGACTTAAGATTTGACGAGAGGCATCAAATACCTGTTCGGTCTTAAAACCACGCGGTCCCTGGTAACCAGTAAGTTGTACTCGTTGTGCCATTTTATTTTAGAAAGCGGGACCGTAATAAGGCATTCTTGTACTAGCAGAAACGCTTCCTGGAATACCACGTTTTGCAGATTCACGACTTACGCCAACAGAAGCCGAATCGCTAAAACCAGATGGAGCTTTAAGGCCTTGATACATACTAAAGCCGCTAAGCGCAGCCTGACCAATGCCTAGAACAGCCCCGGTAGCACTAGGACCAGGACCAATTATTGGAGCCATAGGTTGCGCCATACGACCCGCAGCTGCCTGTGCATTAGCTGAACGTGCATCTGCTTCAATGTCAAGACCAGCCAAGGTATAGGCTTCACGGGCATAACCAAGGTTGGTACCCAGATTGGCTAGATCCTTGCCGTATTCCCGCTCAGCATCACTGGCAAGTAGGGCAATGGATTTACCAGTCCTACCGGAAGAAAGTACTTGCCCTTGTGCCTTGAGCTTATCAATCATAAGCTGTTGAGCATCTTGAGCAGCCTTAGCATAATCCGTTTGAAGCTTACGCTGTTCGGCAATGTAAGCACGGTTAGCTGCTGCCTCGTTGGCCTTAATCTGTTCCTGGTAAGCACGTTGCGATTCCTGATACGCTTGTACCTGATACTGATACTGCGTTTGAGCAACCTGTTGTTCGTACTGATACTGTGCTTGTTGTTGTTGGTAACCTGCAATGGATTGCAAACTACCCATGACAGCAGTTGCTGCCCCAATAACAATCGCTGGATTACACATGATTTGTTAATTTAGCAAATTCAACATAAGTTAGTTTCTGTGGTCCGACAGTCACATAACCAAGTTTCTTAAACCCAAGAAGGTGAAGAAGCTTCATGTGCATTCGGTTTCGAGGATCAGCTATGTTATGAAGCACAGCATAGGAGGTTTGTTGATCGACCCATTTTTTAGCCTCCTTAAAAAAGAGTTTTGGATACGGACGGACATGATCTGTTGTTAACATCCAAATCGCTCCGCTTTGGGCATCGGTTCTGGATACCCCCGCCATCCCACACAGCTTATCCTTAATCAAAAAACTGATTGGATTGTCAAGCTGAGAAAAGGACTCGGGTAGAACCTTTAATGGATTGTGGCCCCACCCGAGGATTTCATTAAGATCATCCGTCTGAAGGTGCTCAGCCAAATAGATAGTATCTTTGATTGTGGCTGGACGGATTTCGTGGATCATACAGCTTTAATACCTTTGTTGTTGTAAGTCCCTTCCCAGGTCATTGTAACCAAAGCCAGAGGAAAAGGAGCATTGCAGGTAATAGTAAGGTCAACGTCTTTACCCTTTGCCATAATAGGAACAATGTTTTCAGCAGTCCTCAGCATTGGAGCTTCGTTAGCTTGGCTTTGGTTTGCTGTAATTTGTGGCAAGGTAATGTTAAAGGTAGCCCTACCTGGAACATCAAGGGAGGCCTCAAAGGGTCCAGACTCATGGCTATAGAAGCGGACGCGGTGAATAGTAGGAACATTTATCTCATCTGCTACTTTATCTTTTTTGACATAGAACCCAGGAAACCGAGCCGTTGAGGTGATTTGATAACCAAGAGCAAACTGCTCAGCCGTCTGGTTTCCGTCAACCGTCACATAATACTTCTGTCCAGCGGGGGCAGCAGCGTTGTATTGGAGGGCTGGATACTCAACAAAGGAGTTATCGTTTGGACTAATCTTTACCACACATGGTTGGGCTGATGCGATGTCAGCACCTTCATCAAAGAATATCTTTGTTTCATCTGTTGCGGACACGTATGTTTTAGCTGGGTTGTAATCAAACAAGTCCATCCGAAGGTCAACGTACTTATCCTCAAAGAAGATAGCACCGCCAGGGGTCTCTGTCAACAGTTCCATCCGACACAGCACCGGCTGGGTATCACCCTGAAGTACAAGGAACACCTCATCTTCGTGGAACTCAATCAACAGCACAGGCGCGGGAAAAGTCCACTTAAACCAAGACGCAATAAAACGTTCCTGATCTTGGGTATAGTACCGGAAAAGGTAAACAGTCTCTGGTTCCTGGATTGAGATAAGTCCAAATACAGAAGCACTCAAAGTGTTGGTAATTAGATTGATTCCATTGGGAATATAAGAGGGAATTAGCTTGCTAAGTTCCTTCTTAAGTGGATTGGAATCAATGTTGATTGTCAGCTCATTAACCGAAATGGAGGTTTCGTTTTCCTCCACAACCACAACCGTACTGCCAAGATCCAGAGGTTTAATGTCGGTGGTGTGACTAAAGCTAGAGATCAGGTTAAGTTCAGCTGTAGCAGGAGAGAATGCTTCAGTTCGAGTCTGAAGGATATACTGGGCGTTATCCGCAAACACCAGCAAACCATTGGATTGTTGAAGAGCATACCGAAATTCAACCCTGGTGGTAGAACCAGCAGAGATGTCAATCGGATCGCTATCAATAACCGTAATAACCGTTGAAGGATAGAACGACAAAAACTCACCTGCCTGTGAGCAGACGATGTTCTCATCACTCATCAAAATCAAACGGTTCTTGAAGAAGGAAATGCCAGAGATGCGACTCCCAACAAAACTTGGACTGGGAGATGAATCAACATCACCAACCGTTCTTTGTGACCAATATTCTGTTGCCCACGTACTACCAGAAATAGTAGCAGAGGCTACGGTTGTAATGGTAAAGGTATCGCCTTGGTTATTGGATACCACGTTGGTGGCCGCATAGCCTTGACCAGCTCGGATAATCTCAATGCCAGTAATTTGCTTTTGAGCATTAACACTACTTACCCGAAGACGTAGGTTCTTACCAGCTCCACCATAAACAGGAAAGGCTTGTCCTACGTTCCAACGGGCCGCACCCACGGAGGTAACACTGATGGCGGTAGGGATGCCTGTAACCGTCGTAGACAGCACGTAGGAGGCCGCAGCTGCCGCGCTAAGTTCACGGAAGGTATAGGTGCCATCTGCCTCACGAATCAACGCATGGGGCATCGTGGTAGCGTTCAGACCAAGAACCTCACTTGGCTTGATTGTTTCCACCCAACTCCCTGCGCCTTGGTTGCCGCCATTACTGGTTTGGAATTTGACGTAGTAATCATCACCATTGGTATCGGCATTACCAGCAACCTTAACGATGTAGTTATTGAGGAACTGACTGGGCAGATCCTGAACACCATCTACAATTCCTTTATACGCAACAAGGCCAGTACCGCTAAGACTACCAGTAGCTTCAAGGCTAAAATCAGCATTATTAGCACGGCGGATGTGGATGTAGTTAGCAACACCAGTAGCAATATAAGCGGGGTTAGCATTGATGGTGCTAACAAGATTACTAATGATGGTATTGGCGTTGAGGTTAGAGCCAGAGGCGGTAGGTGTATTATAGGTAAACGCAGTACCATCAATCACAACACGATAGGTCGTGTCATAAGCAATGGTAGTAAGCGTTACATAACCAAATGGGTTCTGAGCAGCAGAGGTAGTTGCTACGTCCTGAACAATTATCCCACGGTTCAACACAAAGATATAATCGTTGATCTGAAGAACCTCAAGATTAGAACTCTTCGTGTGGGTGGCGTATGTGGTAGCTGTACCAGAGAGGGCATTGACGGTTTGTTGAATGCCGCTTTGAGCATCCCACAGCCGTACCGTACCGTTGTTGGTAATTTGAAGAAGAAGCTTCTCGTCTAGTCCTTTACAAATAAAGAACCAACTGCCACCAGACAGTGAATTTTCAATACGACGAACAAACTGTGCGCCTGGCCGTTTAAGAAGACCAAACGTTGGATCAGGGTAATAGTTATCACACTCCCTCAGTTGACCTGGAAGCATGAGAGAGTCCGGCTGTTGCGATACCCCACCAACCAGGCCAATAGTTCTTTGTGAGATAGCAGCCATGATTTATCGGGCAATAGCGCGGAAAGGAGTGTAACTAATGTAAAAGTTTTGACCAGTTTCCTGACCAAAGATGTTTACGTCAGAGCTGCTTGTATCATAAGCAAGGCAGTTGGCGCGGAGGAGGGCTTCGTCCTGGGCGTTAAAGGTTACCATTTCCTGGGAACCCAACACACGTCCAGCAAAGACTCGGGTGGATCGTTGGGTGATGTAGTCTTGGAAGACTTGAGGTAGATCCTCAAAATCAAACTTCCAAACAACATCGCATTTAATCGTTGATCCGGCAGTAAACGTATAGGTATGGTTTACCTTGTCGTAAAGTTTGCCATCACGCAATACGGTCTGGTATTTCTGATTGTTGGCATACTTGTTATCCGAAAGTTGAAGCACATTAACAGGAACAAAGATGTTACCGTTATTGTCTGCGGTAAAGGGATAAGCAACCTCAGTGTTGAAGTGCCATCCTTCTCCTTGTACTTCTCTATCGACAGCATCTAAAATGTCTACTGCAATAGCAATTTCGGGGTTAGCGACATCTAGGCTTACCACCGGGGCCTGCCCGATGCCACTAAGCATCTGATTGATAGCTTGGAGTTGGATTGTCATTATCGGACAGGAATTAAAAGAAAAGGGGCTAACCTTTAATAAGCTAACCCCTTATTAAAGCCTAAATTAAATCAGGCAACGTTGCGGAACGCACCAGCACAGGAGACACGCACAGGGGCAGCACCATAGGCCAGACGGCCCACGATCACATCACCCTGGTAGATCACCTTGGTGTCAGCACCGGTGGTCTGCACAGCAGGACCGATGGCTTCCACAACACCAGCAGCATCACGGTGGAAGATCAGGCCGCAAGCATTGGTGAAGTCAGCAGCCACACCGTAGTTGTTGTTCTCACCAGTCACAGCAGTCGCGTCGATGGCGGTACCGGCAGCAGAGCCATACTTGCCGAGGAAGGGGATGTTGTTGGACTTGTAGATTTTGATACCAGCGATCTCGTAGAGACCTTCGCCGCTGTTCAGGCTACCACCGGCAGCACCGTACTCGCGGTTCAGGATGTTGGTATCCACCTGGCTGATCAGAGCATAGTACTGACGCGGGGACAGCACAGCCACACGGCCATCCTTAGGAGCAGCGATTTCGTCCAGACGGGCAGCGGCTTCGAAGAAACCATCCACCAGAGCCTGAGCATCATACTCCTTGTTGGCGCCGAGGTTCACACGGAAGCCACCAGGCTCACCGGTCACAGCAGCAGTCAGACCTGAGGCACGATCCAGCACGCGGAAGATACGACGGTCATAGAACTCAGCCAGAGCCTGGCCGATCTGACGGGCGATGGGGCCCCGGATGTCGTACTGGGCGAGGGTTTCGTCCAGGTCATACACGAACGCAGAGGCAACCAGCAGGTCGTCCATTGCGATGGTGGTCTCAGCCACAGGGGGGTTGCCGCTACCAAGGATAGCAGTGCCGGGGGTATGGAAACCAGCGGTCACACGCCCAGTGTGGATGAATTGAGCTTCCTTGCCGTTACGCAGGGTGCGGTTCATCACCAGACCCTTGGCAATAGTAGCATTACGGAAGGCCTCATAGACCTCACCGGTGAAGAGCTTCAGAAACAGAGCCTTCTTATCGCCAGCTTTATTAGACTGGCCAAGTTGAGTAAGAGTTGCAGTCACAGTTTTTAAGGGGAATGAAGAATGTGAAACTTAATTCCCAAAGGCCTTTGAGAGAGATTATTTAATTTGGGGGTTTATCCTTTCCTGGGGTATCCACCGCAGCGGGCCCATTCCAGTCATGACTGGGTTTTTAACGAGGTTGTCCCATCCTCAATAGGGAGTAGTGAGAATTGCACTCACCTCTTCCAGGCTATCTGCCTGGCGCTATCTTAGCCTCCCCGGTTTTGTTAGATCAGATCACCACTTGCGGCAAGCTTCTCTTCAATGTCCAAACGATAGGCAGGGTCATTCCGATAACGAGGATCGGAGATGGCACGGGCCAGTTCAGCTTGGCTACGGAATCCTTTAACGGTACTCTTCACCGATTTACCAGATACCCGCTTGCCTTCAAATCCAACAGCATCCATGTATCGTTGGTTGAGGGCTTGAACAGCAAAGAAGATCGCATCCTTGTTGCCACTGTTGACCACGTTATCAAACGCAGCCACCTCATCAGGCTTCAGGTTTTCTGCTGCCCAGGCAAGAGTTTCATTATAGGCAGACTCACCACCAACGGAAGCAAGGATTGCCTTAGCATCAGTGTCAGACAGTTCCTGCTGTTGGATGGTCGCATTCTTTTGCAGTTCCAGATACGCATCAATGAGCTGCTCAGACGGCAGTTCCTTAAGCTTCTGAACGGTCTCTGGTTTTAGTTGGTTAGAGTTGCTGAAGTACTCCTCAGAGGCATCTTTAATAAACTGGGCAGTTTCAGAAACCTCATCAGCGGATTCCTCCTCTGACTCACTCACATCCTGGGTGTTATCACCCTCTTCTTGAGTGGCTTCATCTTTTTGGCCAAGTTTCTTTTCCAGCTCCTTGTATGCCTTTTCAAGATCCTCAGCGGACTTAAACTTACCGGCATACCGAAGCTCTGCCTCCTCGGCAGCACGAGCCCGTTCATACTTATCGAGGTCACGTGCTTCTTCTTCAGCCATCAACTTATCACCAATGTCCACAAGCCGCGCTTCGTTTTCAAGCCGAGCTTCTGTCACATCAGGATCAGTTGCGTCAAAAATGATTTCAGGCATGGTGTGGTGAATTAGTGGATAACAAGACGGACGTTGCCAAGACCAGGAATAACCACCGGGTTTTTCTTGGGACGGGCGGTATCCGTCTTGACTACGGGTTTACCTGCGGGCTTCCTACGAGGGGAAAGGGAGGTAGCTTCATCAGAGGTAATTTCAAAATCCTCAGGATTGAGGGGCTGGTTGAGTGGAGCTTGCGATTCCATCGACTGTATTTTGAAGGGCTTCGGTAACACCAGGGTTCTTATCAGGATCCATCATAGGAGCTTTAACAAGCTGCCCTGCCTGACCCATAAGAGACATCTGTGCTGCCTGTGCCTGCTGTTGCTTCATCTCATTCTCACGCTCTTTGGCGGTCTTAATGAGCTGAATAGGATCAATACCTTGAGCAGCAGCAAGCCGTTTGATTGCTTCCTCTGGATTGATAAAGCGAATCATGGCTTCAGGTCCAAGAGACTGTGAGATAGTCTGAAGGAACATCATCAATGATTCACGATCCTGACCACGGCCAATGCCTTCGATACCAGCAATAACGGTAGGGAAGACAACGCCCTTAGGAAGTTTGGGTAGGACACCAGACCGTTGAAGAACAAACAACTTCCGTTGAAGATAAGGACGAAGAAGTTCAGTGGTCAGGTTTCCATAGATACCACCAAGTTGTTCGTTAAGTTCCTGCTGGGTAGCACGGATCTCTTCGGCAGTGGTACGTTCCGACTGGCGAACAGTCAGAATAAGGAATGCCTCACTCAGCCGTTGGGTAAGCTGGGTGATCATTTGATACGCTGTGGAGAAGTCAGCCTGTTTGGCAACTTGAATCACAGACACATCATCCTGCCTTCCTTGAATGATAGCGCCATTACCAGCCTTAGCAAGTACGCTGGGCTTGACAGTAGCAGACGGGGACACTAGGAAGACAACCTTAGAAGCAGCAGCAGAACCCTCTACCATGGCTTGCATCAGACCCTCAAGGGACTTCAGATCGCCAAGATACTCTTCGATACGACCACGCCCATAGTCCTCTCCATCCACAATGTTGAAGCGAAGGGGAAGCCAGGGGGTAGTATTCTTGGGGGCTTTGCCGTAGCTGTCCTCAATGATCTCACCATCGACCTCCTGACGCCAACGCCACTGACCATCAGTGAGCTTAGCCCACGTATAGACAGCAACCTCATCCTCACCCACTGTCACGTCCACAGAAGGAGTAGCAGTGTTATCATCCACACGATTGATGGATGACTTGGGCTTTTGGAATTGCTCAGGAAGGAATTGACGGTTGATAGATTCAACAGTAACGATCTCGGTGGGTTGACCCTCTCCATCACGGACGACCACAAAACGGTCAAGAGGATAAAGCTTAACACCACTCGAACCCATGTAAACCAGAACATTTCCGGTTACAATCAGATGCTTCATTGCCTGGTGAAGGATCACTCGATCCTGTGATTCAGCAACGTGTTGCATGATAACCCGCTCCATTTTGGAGAGGCTCAAGTCGATCTCAGATTTGATCGTAGCATCAAGATTTGGATCCGAGGCGAGTTTACCGTCGTTGATCTGAAGCTTGAAGAACGTAGCCGTTACTGGGAACAAGCTAAGCATAAGCTTCGAGGCCATGACGTTAGCGCCTTTGGCACCGATAGATTGCCAAGGAGTGGGCAGTTGTTGGCCATTATAAACACCAGTTGGCGTTAAAAGGTATGGCAAACTAAGCCTTGCACACTCCCGAGCAGTATCAAGGAAGATCGTTCTGTCACTCGCCAAACGAGCGTAACGGCCAGCAGCAGATTGATTTTCCATTTAATCAAGAACCAGGAATGTTGAGTCCGGTTGCTTGGCCACTGATCGTGCCAAGGGTAGGGGTGGGGGTAGGAGCACGGAAGCCAGCAGCACCAGCAGCCTTTTGACGGGCGCTACGCATACTAGCGGCGGTCTTAATAGTGCCCACCTTTTCACCAGCACTCACAGGAGCCGGAGGAGGAGCAGGAGGAGCAGGAGGGGGCGGGGGAGGAGCAGGAGGTGAAGAAGGCGGCGTAAACCGCTGAGGCTGAGGAAGAAGACACATGATCTTAATCTCTTGAAGTTTTATTTTTGAGGTGTTTGATGACAGCAATAGCACCAGCCTGGAAAGCAAGTTCCCGCTCAGTTATATTGCAATCAGGAAACCGATCAGGATACATTGTTTCAAGCTCATCAATGAGCCGAAGCAAATCAACCCTACCCCCTACGACATGCGTAAGGGGCAAAGGATCCTCATCAAGGTATGACATGGATTAACCATATTGTGGAAGGTCGGTATTTGCCGCTTCAAAGAAGGCAGGCATCCTGGCCCGTTGGGTATCCTTCAAGCCAGGGGCTTTACCACGATCATAAAGAGAATCGGATTGGCTAAGCCAGAAGTCCTTATCAAGATACTTATTCGTGGAAGACTTAAGCCCATCCACTACCCATCCCACAGTCGCTCGACGTAAGCGATTGAGGCTTGATGTGGACTTGAGGCCCAGCTCGGAGCAGACCATTGAGTGGATGGCGACGTGGGTTTGTTCGTCTCTACTGATGTCTGCTGCTGTGGTTCTGATTCCGATGTCTCCGTTGAATCGAAAGAAAGGGAGAATAACAAAAAAGACACTGCGCTCCAGGATAGCTGCTTTGAGTATCGGATGCTCAGGTGCGTCAAGCCATGCTTTAAGGATGTGCTTGGCTTCGTCTTCATGCTTTAGGTCGGCACCATGAGCATCAATCACATAATTCAATGCCAGGTCATGGTTCTCTTCATCTTTCTGATTTGAAAGGAGAGCCTCACGCACGCCAGGTGTTCGGGGCAGATCCTTATCAAGAGCTTGTTGAAGAAACTCACGCACAGGCAGTTCAAGGTGGCGAAGGCCAAGGGCGCGTTTAAGCGAGTCCTCAGCCCCTTCTACCACCTGTCCCTTTTGTACCGCCACAGGGGTCCACTTGCGTTTGCGGCTGATAACTTGATCGTATGGCGACAGGGTTGGGCTCATTCTCCGCAGGGAATACAGGGTTCGTTTTCTGGTTTAACTTTGGGACAGCCGCAGTCAGGATCAACCTCATCCTCAAACCCAAAGAGATCACGGAAGTCCTCGTCAAGAGCGGCGAGGGCGTCATCTTTTGCTTGAGTATCAGGCATCACCTGGAGGGAATAATAGAGACTCGTTTGAGGGGAATACATCCACTCATAGATAAAGTCTCGGTCATAGGTAACAACGTCTGACCAACTGTTGAAGCTGTATCCGTGGAAGAGAAGCGTGCTTTGGAAGAGGCGAACAATACCGTCCACAACTTCCTTGTAAGCATCCCAACCTACTTCAGCTGCAATCTCGATGTTCGGCGGGTAGTCATAAGACTGGACTCCAAAAGTCCCACTATCCCTATCGACGTGACGAGAGATAGGAGGGGCCAACTCTGGGGCAGTAGTATAGCCACGAAGATCGACGTTGTTATAAGAGCAGGAAGCCGTAGGTGCAATGGCAAAGGCACGGTCCATTTTAGCGACCCGAGCAATTTGCGCTGCAATCTCAATGGCTTTTGCAAGTTCAGATACAAGGAGGTAAGCCGGAGTATGCTCCGGTTGATGAGTATGGAATTTGGTAAGGGCGTTTCCAAACTCTTTATATGTTACGCCGTGCTGGCAAAGGAAGTTAGCCAGACCAAGAACACCAAGGCCAACCTGACGGTCAGTCTCAGGGGAAAGGTACTCACCAGTTTCTCCAACGCCAGTCTTGCCGTGGAGTTCGATGAGGGTACTCATGCCTTCAAAAAATGCAGGAACCAAGTCCTCAATACCACAAGCTCCGAGATTGATATGCTGAAGAAGGCAGGTACCACGACTAGGTAGATACACCTCCAGACAAACGTTACCAAGGATACGATTGCCTTCAGCGTCATAACGGATCTTGTTTAGCCAGATGTCA